GCGGAATTCTTTCCCCTTGTTTTATTCTTAGTCCTTGTCGCTGTGCTACTTACGCAACGACAAAGAAAAAGATAAAAAATTCCTTGCAATGGGGTGCGCGTGTGCTATTGTTTCAGCATGAAAAACAACCAAGAAACATTCTGGGCCAAAGCGATTGCTGGCCTCTCTGCTAATTCGACTGATGCGGAATTCTCGCAGCAAGTCGCTGCAAACGTGTTCGCGATTCGCCTCGCGGATTTCAACGGTGATGCAAAGCGCGCAAAAAAGCACGCGACTTGGCTCCTCTCTTATGACGAAGATTTCTGGGGCAACGCTTACTGGGAATTCCGCAACCGCTTCGGTTGCGCTCCGCGCAAGTGATGCGCGAGAGGGTCGCGAGACCCTCCCCCATTAATTAAAAATCGCGACCCGCGTTTCCGTGGGGCGCGGCGGGGGGTGGTATTTAGTCCGCTCTACTTCAATTTTCCATACCCCAAACTCTTCTTCTCTCTCTTTGTTCTTATCTATTCTAATAACTATTCGATCAGGTCTTATTAATGCACAGTATAGTGCTATATATGGAACAATATCGGGGGTTAATGCGCAATATATGAGGCATTACTTCTTAATTATAGCAAGGAATCCTAAAGTGAGGCACAGTATAAGAAAAATAATTAACCAATCTGTTTCTAGATCGTGGTTATTCTTCACATAGTAATTTACACACCCCCGCCCCCATTTATACAAAATGGGGAAAAATCCCCACTTTCTTTACGCTTTAAGAACCGGGAAACCGGGGAGGCTCATACCAGCATACTGCTAACTTTGATTTATTCATAATTATTTTAAATATCTAAGAGCCAGCTGAGTTGGTTGTATACCTGCTTGAATCAATTGCTCCACGGCTTTTTTTCTTGTTTTGATTGGATTTTTCAACCTTGCGTCCAATGTTGGCCAGTTAGCAGGATTTTGCTTTTCCTTTTTCATAAATTTTTACCAATGGTGAATAATATTAACTATAAGGGCAACATCCGCGATGATTGCTAAAATCATTAAAACAAATTGAAAGCGCTCACTCTTTGTATCGAATTTCATTTTTTCTTTTTATTTTCTTTTTTAGTTAAAAGCTTAAGTAAATCCTCTACTCTAATTAACTTGTTATTATGTAGTGTATAATGCTCTTTCGGAGCTTTCCTGAGTATTTCTATTTGATCCATGTATGGTGGCAATTAAACGATTGATTTCTTGTTCATCAAGAGGAAAGCGTTGCCCACCGCTATATTCCTTGACTTGAATATAACTGGGCAACTTGTTTGTGGTCACGCATCTTAAGAACTCAACCTTACGACGATTCTCTCGAAGCGGTAAATTATCGAACAAGTAAACAAACTCTGCTGGTTTTAAATCAATAGTAGGGGCTTGAATATGGTGGCGAGCATAAATATCCTTTTCTACAAAACCCAAATCAAAGAGCCGATTCATTTCTATTGCATAATCGTAAGTGGCGATAGTTAACATACGAACCTCTCCAATCTCACGCAATTTAGCGAGAAATTCCTTTGCGCCGGGTCTCAGGGACGTTTTAAATTCAACGTTTTCAACCGTCACTGGCACCGCACATTTGCACGGCATTTCGTGAAAATCATAAGTGTGAATTAATGTCTCGTCTAAATCAACGAATAAGTATGGTTTCATGTCTTTGTTCCTTAAATAGAAATGATAAATATTATACCCATCTCTAGGGTCTAGATAATAAACTGGGTATTGTAATAAAGACATCTACTAGTTTACACTAGCAGCGCCTTTATATTTTATACCTTAAGTCCAGAAGTACTCTTGATGCTTAATTACCCAAAGCATCATTTGGTTGTCAAGCTTTTTAATATTATTGGAAAATTTATTTCTTAATCTTGGCTTGAGAGCGCAATCCATCTCTACTAAAAGCTTTGGCCGAGTTTCATTTATATAGCAATAGTATTTATTTAAATTTTTTTCGAAAGAAGATCTTTTAGTATTGTGTTCCGCTAAGAAAATATCAAAATATTTTTCTCTTTCAACGAATTCTTTGATCACCTGACAGTGAAATTCAAATATGATTTCAGGCAAGTCTTGATACCTCGCTGGAAATACAGCGGCTCTCATTTCTTTTCTCGGATTAATGAAGTAATTTCTGATTGCCCATTTAAAATTAAGAATTGAGACTCCAATGCGCCCAAAAGTTATAGGAACAGTTTCTCTAAAGAAGTATTGGATGGGATGCTTCTTTTTTACTTCAGCGTCAAAAATTTCCCAATCATCCAAAGATAATGCCCAAGGCTTTCTGTAAAGCTTGATCCATTTGTTCTCGTATTCAATTGGTAATGCACTTGGTATTGTTTTATATTTCATTTTAATACCCCCTCATTTTTTGGCCAACGAAAATAATTCCATCCGCAATCTTGTTGTAGATTTTTCTCTTAAACCAGAGAAAAGGGGCAGTGTGAAAAAAATATTTATTATACCAAAGATTATATTCGCGATGCAATCTTTCCTCCCATTTTTTTGATTGTTGCTTTCTTCCTTCATTATCAGTTTTTTCAAACTTAAAAAGTTCAATGCGGTCAAGTTTTGAATCTGTAAAAATTGCCTTAAACTCTATCCAGCAATCCCACTTATCTTGAACATCATATTCATTATCGTAAAAATGAATGACGCCGTGGAAATTTACTTTATCCCAATACTCATCAGTTCTTTCCATGTGTCCTACACGGTCACTAAAAGATTTAGCTTTTGGATCGCCTTGAATCCACCTTTCGTTTTTAAACTTCTTTTCGAAAAGTTCACCATGCTGAATGCAATATTGAGATAAGGAACAATCAAGGTCTTTAGTTTGAAAATCTCTATTGTTTTTATCCAAACCAAGATCAATCATTTCCTGTGAATAAGGAAGCTTGTCTGCTACAGATATATTATCGAACATTCCCATATTATTTTTTGGTTAATTTGAATGTGCCATCAGATTGCTCGGTCCAAATGATTTCATCGTCTACTTTCCAGCCCAAACTATCCATCAGCACTTGAGGGATCTCAATGAATTGGTCGCCATTGTCAAGCGTTTTTACTGGAACACTTGCTTTTTTAGCGAAAATTTCATCCCAATTTTTATTGAACTCCTCCTTAGAAACAGAAAGAGGTCTAGGTTTAGATCCTTTTCCGTTCATCTTTAATTATAATTTTTGTAATCAGGATGGTCAAAATGCTTTTCCAGCAAAGCTTGAAGCTCCTCAAAAAAAGCATCGTCAGATGTTACAGAATTGAAGTGAATGTTATTTTTATCTAGGTTTTTGTAAAAATCAAGAATAATACTCTTGACCTCTTCCATAGAAACTTCTCTGTTGATGTTTTTTTGATCCATGTTAGTGTATATTTATGATATCGATATTCTTGTTTTCGTCAATGTCAAAAATAAATGGTTTGTTGAGTGGAACATATTCCTCAGTGCAGATTGAGGCGTTAGCATAAATAGTATGATCCGTAGAAAAAGTTTGACCACCTGAAGCATGGATATGCCCAAAGACATGCAGTTTAGGTTTAACTTTTAAAACCTTATCCAGCAAATCTTTGCATCCTACATTCTCATAAGAGCCAAAATTCCAACGAGGAGCTTCATCCAAAATCTTGTAAGGTGGACCGTGAGTGATGAGAACATCGGTGCCGCTTGGGATTTTGTCCCAATGCTTTTTAATATCTGCGCCGCGATCTCTGTTAAATGCCCAATTAAAGAATCTTGGTTGAACTGGACTGCCCCAAAAGTTTATCCCAAACAGATTAATTCCGCTATCGTTGAGATAGTGGGTGGAATCGTTCAAAAAAACATGGGTGAGCATTTCAATGTCGTGATATGAGCCTTGCTCAAAAACAAGATCATGATTTCCAGCAATGAAAATTTTTCTTTGGTGAGGTTGCGCTTGGAACCAGCCCAAAAATTGGATTGCGTCTTTGTATTGGCCATGAGAGCAGAAATCGCCACAATGGATGAGAACGTCTCCGTCTGGTAAAGGCGCGCCATGCTTGCCATGAGTGTCTGAAATTACGACTATTCTAGTCATAAAAGATATCTTACCCTAAAAATTTGATTTGTCAATAGCTTTGGATTAAAAAAGTGTAAATTCTTACGATGGAAAAAGAATTCAACGCATTTATTTCTGAAAACTCTGTGCTTTTGGTAGCTGGCGTAAGTTCTTTGCTTTTTAAAGAATTTATAATTAATATTGTTAAAAGCCTTATTTTCAGAATGACCTCTGGGTTAAAAGAAGATGACGTTCTTATTTTTTGGGACGGATCTAAAAACCCAGCCAGAATTGTTCGTATTGGTTGGATGTCAACTACTTTATTTTTATATGATGTAAACGAGCAGGGAATGGTCACTGGCGGTCATAGAATAACAATGCAAAATGTTAAGCTTGAGAATGTTAAACTTCTCAAGAGACTTAGTATGATTGATGAAGCTGACTTGAAAATGTTCAAAAAAGACAAATAATAATTTGTCATGCCTTACGTTACATACGATAATATTAGAGCTTTGATTTCTACTGGAAACGAGCAGAGCTTGTCCACTGGAAATTATAAAGTTTTGTATGCAACGAACTTTAGCGCCAACAACACAACCCAATTAAAAAGAGTAAAAAGAATTGGTCAGGAACTTGATTATTATATTCAAACTGGGCCAAAGTCATCTTCCGTTTCCGTTTCGGTTATTCCTGTTACTGGCGTTGGCGTCAATCAGTTTCAAGACTTTTTCTCTTTGACTGGAGATTTTGTTAGTGGATCATTCATCCAAGTTCCCAGTTATAGATTTGACAAATGCTTTTTAAAGAGCATGTCAATAACCATTGAACCTTGGAAAGTAATATCTGCAAATTTAGATTTTGATTCTTATGGTTTAGCTACTGGTTCTGGAATATATGTATATTCCGCTGAAGACGCGACGCAGCAAGCTGTCAATGAACTTTTGCCGCTTTCGTTTAGAGAAACTTCTATTTCTTTTTCAAGTTTAACTGCCCAGCAGCAAATTAAAGAATACGAAAATTTGAATTTTAATTTAGATATTGAAAGATTAACTAATTACGAAATTGGTAGCGAATACCCTAAGAAAGCCAGTGTTGGTAAAATTACTAAATCGTTGCAAATAAATGGAATATCAAACATTGATTGGCTTTCTGATTTTGAACCTAAACAATCCGTAACTGCGACAATAACTATTGCCAATGGATATTCATTTTCCGTTGCTGGCGTATTAAATGCGCAAACTTTATCCATAGATGGCAATGGTGTAGCAAAAGGAGGGCTACAGATAGTCGAAGAGATGGTGTAACTTTATGGCAAAAAAGCCCAAGAAAACAAAGTCGGCATCTTCGGAAGTAATTATTCCGCAGATGAAAACAGAAATAAAATTCAAAGAACGCAAATTCAAATTCACTGAGAAACAACAAAACTTATTAAAAATACTTTTAGGAGACGAGACCAAAATAGTCTTTATCGCTGGACCAGCGGGAACTTCAAAGACTTTTATGGCAGTCTACGCGGCACTTAACCTTATCAACCACAATGAAAAAGATATTATCTATATTAGAACCATCGCTGAAAGCGGCGAAAAATCTCTTGGCTCTTTGCCAGGAACAGTTGGCGAAAAGTTTCAACCGTATCTGCTCCCTCTTGAAGACAAAATTCAAGAAATAATCGAACCTATTGACGCTCATCGTTTAAAGGACGACGGTAGAATTTCTGCAACTCCCATTAACTTCCTTAGAGGCAGCACTTTAACAGACAAAATCGTAATCGCAGATGAAGTGCAAAATTTTACACTCAAGGAGATCACAACCCTTATTACTAGAATTGGGGATGGGAGTAAAATTTTCCTATGCGGAGATTTTATGCAATCAGACATCAAAGGTAAAAATGGATTTATCGACTTTTACAATTTATTTTCAGACGAAGATTCAGCCCAGCATGGCATCTTCTCGTTTGAGTTTACGGAAGAAGATATAAAAAGAAGCGAAATTCTAAAATTCATTGTAAAGAAGATTAAGAATATAAATAATCATGAAGAGACAAGAAGAAAAGCTGTCCCTTTTGAGCAATTGGGCTAATCTAATTAAAATTATGGGCGGCATGGCTATTGCCGCCCTTTTATTTTATCTCAATGCTACCTATGTCAAAAGAGATGATTTCTTGCCAGTAGCCAAAGAAATTACTGTTCAAGCCGAGCAGCTTTCTTATGTAAATGCGGAAGTTAAAAATATATCGCGCCGCTTGTCAAAGATTGTAGATGATGATGGAAAGCCGGTTAATACTGATAAGATGGTTGAAATTCAAAGAGATATAGCTACAATATTGGTAAAGCTGGAAAATCTCAGCGATAAACTTAACAAATTAGAAAAATAGTAATATGGCAAACGTTTTCTGTACAAGTTGTGGTGCGAAACATGAATATGCTGGTTTTGCTCCAAATTTTTGTTCAAAATGCGGAAACTCTATGAATGGCAAGTCAATGCCACAAGTACAGAAAAGGCCAGTTAGAGCAGTTGATTCTGAAGACGAAGAAGACGAATCAGAAGACAATACAAATATAGATCAAGTGCCTGATATTGGCAAACTTGATGTTGAAATAGAAATGGAAGGTGGGTTCAGGGCTTTTAATTTAGAAGATTTATCGCGTAACCCTCAAGCTGGAGCAAGGAAATTCGCTCCAAAAAGAGTTGGTGGGATAGATGGCTTATCTCCCACCAAATATGGAAGCTCTAAAGCGCGAGAAAATTAAATACGAAGACAAGCAAGAAGTTATTGATAGGATCATAGAAAAGCACAGATACATCTGGCAGCTTAAAGCTATTGCTTGGATGGATTATGAAGATGTTGCTCAAATCATTCGTTTTCACATTTCTAAAAAATGGAAAATGTGGAAGCAAGAACGTCCTCTTGAGCCTTGGATTGCGCGTATTACCGTTAATCAGATTAAAAATCTTTTACGAAATAATTATTCAAATTATGTTCGTCCATGTTTAGCTTGTAAGTTTAGTTTAGGCAATGAGCCTCCAGCTTGCTCAATCACGCCAAGCGGCAAACAATGTTCCGAATGCCCTTTGTATAAAAAATGGGAGAAGACAAAGAAATCAGCTTATGATGTTAAGCTTTCCGTTTCCATAGAGAATCATTCAGAATCTGTTCAAGGAATGAAAGATTTAAACTTTGATGTCATTACTAGCGCCGCTAGATTGCACGAAGAAATGAAGCATCGTTTAGCACCAAAGCAATATAAAGTTTATGCACGCCTCTATATTGATGGAGCAGACGAAGAAAAGGTTGCGGCAGAAATGGGATACAAAACAAATGAGAAGGGCAAAAAAGCTGGATATAAACAAATTAAGAATTTTAAAAAGCTATTTAAACAAGTAGCGATGAAAATTCTACAAGATGAGGATATCTTAGGTGGCCAACAATAAAATAAGTTTCACAGAAGAAGATCGCAAGAAAATCATGGAGCTTGCAAAAGAGTTCCCTGATTTAAATACAATCACGCGCAAATTCTTCAATGACGAAAATTTGGATGGACGCACAAAACAAGGGATCGCTATACGTTCTTTGTTGGCGTCCAATAAAATTCAGTATAAAACATCAAAATACGAAAAGATTGGTGATCTGCCGCTAACGCCAGAACAAGAGCAGTTTATTGAAGATCAAGCTAGGAATGGAATCTCTGCTCTTAGAATTGCGGAGCTTCTTTATCCAGATCGCCCAATTTCGGCAATGGGTCTTGAGCATAGAACTGTCGGTTCTTATATTAGAAATTCTGGTTGCGAGAATAATGCCACATCAGATGATGCGATGTTTGTTAAATATCAAACTCCGCGTTCAATAGAAAGAGTTATTAATCGTATCAATGAAGCGACAGGAGAAAAGATTGATAAAGATAGATTAAGCAGACATCATAAAGTTTGTGCAGAAAAGCTTTCTATCAATCTGGCAAACTCTAGATTTCAAAAAATTATAAATTGCTATACGTCAGAAGATGACAGAAACATTTTCGAGCAGGAGTTTATCCGCATGACTTGGGATAAACCTGATTTGACGGCAGATGAGGTTAATTTGTACATGAATGTTTGCAAAGAAATTATTAATCTAGAAACTACTTCTCGCCATTTAGACAAACTTAATAAAATGTTTGAGGAAACTCAGGAGC